TCCCTACAAACCAATTTACAGAGTAAGCGAGGATAACGAATACTACATATATTTTTCAAGAGAAACGGTACGCAAAGCAAGTGAACTGTTTTTTATAAAAGGCAATCATAACAAATCAACACTAGAACACCAAGTGCCGTTAGAAGGTTTGGTTGCGGTTGAGAGTTGGATTGTAGAAGATTTGGAAAAAGACAAGTCAAGAGCTTATGGTATGGAAGTGCCATTGGGAACTTGGATGTTATCAATGAAGGTACTCAACGAGGAGGTTTGGACTGACTACGTTAAAACTGGAAAAGTAAAAGGTTTTAGCATTGAGGGATATTTTGCAGACAGATTAGAAAGACCTAACGAACCAAACGCACTTGCTGAAATGCAAGAAATAGAAGATGAAGAAGCTGAATATTTACTTTCACAGATTACTGCGGTAATTAAAAAAGACAAGCGTGTAAAGGGTGGTCAAAGAACTGAAATGGAAAGCTATTCTGATTACCCAAAAGCAGTAAGCAACAATGCAAAAAGAGGTATTGAATACAACGAAAAAGTAAACAACAAGTGTGCAACACAAGTCGGTAAAATAAGAGCTACACAATTAGCACAAGGGAAGCCAATAAGCCTTGAGACAATTAAAAGAATGTTTAGCTATTTAAGTAGAGCGCAAGAATATTACGATGAAGGCAACAATGAAGCGTGTGGCACTATCTCTTATTTGTTGTGGGGCGGTAAGGCAGGTCTTAGATGGGCAGGAAGCAAATTACGAGAACTGGACTTACTAGAAACGGACTTAAAAGAGCCTTGCTATGCAGGGTATGAAATGATAGGCTTTAAGATGAAAAACGGTAAACGAGTACCTAATTGCGTACCTATCCAATGAGAGAATACAACGAAAAAGCACCAAGCCCAAAGAACGACAAGCGAGGTTGTTTGTGTGCAGATGGTACATATAGCCGAAGATGTTGCGATGGGAGTTTTCAAGCACAAGGCATAGGCAATATTACTGGAAGCCAAACCATACCACAAGAAGGAGATTACAGTTACCATGTTCAAAGATGCAATCATAATCAAAAGAAGCACGTTCACGGTTCTACTGAATTAGTGGTAGGCAATGTGTATTATTTTGATTTAGTACACGATGGACACGATGGATGCTATACTGTATTGAATCAAGATCAAACTGCATCAGGATTCCTTTGGAATAGTGTAACATCTTACAATGACTGTGCAGAGTGTGAAGCAGCAAACTAAAGACCTAAGTTAAAAATATAACAAACTAATTAATAAACTATTGTAATATATATGAAAGCACAAGAAGTACTTAAAAAAGCAAAAGAACTTCTTTCTATCGAAACAGAGGTAGAAAAGGTTGAAATGGCACAAGCTACTCTTGAAAACGGAACTGTTATCGAAGCCGAATCAATGGCAGAGGGACAAGAGGTTTTCATCGTCACAGAGGACGAGAAGGTAGCTTTACCAGTAGGCGATTATACTTTGGAAGATGGCACTATTTTAAAAGTGGAGGAAGAAGGTATTATTGCATCTATTGGAGAAGCGGAAGCTGAAACAGAAGAACCTGCCGAAGAAGAATTGGCAGAGGAAGAAGAAATGGGTTACGCTACTAAAGAAGAACTAGCCGAAGTAAAATCAATGATTGAAGAAATTAAAGCAATGATTGGAGAGAAAGAGGAAATGAGTTCCGAAGAAGTAGAAACACCTGCGGAAGTTAAAGAACTTAGCGAAGTTGAGGAAAAGGTAGAAGAGTTATCTGCGGTTGAAAAAATCAATCACAATCCCGAAGCTGAAACTGAAAGACAAGTTAATCTATTCGCAAACAAAGCACCACAAACCACAATGGACAGAGTGCTACGACAAGTTAGTAAATTTAAAAACGCATAATTAAATAAAAAATGGCAACAACAACTTCAATCACTACAACTTACGCTGGGGAAGCTGCTGGACAGTATATTTCTCCCGCTTTGTTAAGCGGTTCAACTATCGCTAATGGCGGTGTTACCGTAAAACCAAATGTAAAGTTTAAAGAAGTAATTAAGAAATTATCTACGGATGCAATCATAAAAGATGCAACTTGTGATTTTGACCCTACTTCTACTATTACAATGACAGAAAGAATCTTACAACCTGAGTTCCAACAAGTGAACTTACAACTTTGTAAGAAAGACTTCATTAACGACTGGGAAGCTATCTCAATGGGATATTCTGCACACCACGATTTACCACCTTCTTTCTCTGATTACCTTATCAGCTACGTTGCTGCTAAAGTAGCAGACCGTACGGAGCGTTCATTATGGGCAGGAGATACTTCTAACAACGGACAGTTCAACGGAATTACTTCTATTGTAGCTGCTGATGCTGCACTTCCTGCCGCACAAGAGATTGCAGGTACTACCGTAGATTCTTCAAATGTTATCGGAGAATTAGGAAGCATTGTAGATGCTATTCCTTCTACACTCTACGGAGAAGAAGATATGTTTATCTACGTATCACAAAACATCGCTCGTGCTTATGTTCGTGCTTTAGGCGGATTTGGTTCTTCAGGATTAGGAGCTGCAGGTACAAACGACCAAGGTACACAATGGTGGA